TTTCTTTCATTGTCCAGCTCTTTGAATTGAATAAAAGCTTTGATATGGGCCTGAAGTGCTTCATCATATTTAAGGCTCGCTATGGCTTTTGCTTCTCTCTCGGCTACTGTCCCCTCAGCTAGTAAGAAAGAATGGCTCTTAGCCTGTTTTATGGCTTCCTCAAGGTATTTAACCTGTCCTCCTAATGCTGCATGACTTCTATCTGTAGAAGAAAGCTTAATTAGGGCTTCTTCTACCCTATTTTCATTTAATTGCTCAAGATTCATTATTTCCATTCTCCTTTTTTATCAGCCCTATTACCTCTAACCCATTGCTCCTCAAAATCTCTTACTAACTCCCAACCCAACTTTTCTTTATGCTTTTGCATATATTCCCTAAAAGCTTTTAAACCCCATTGTCTGCGCCACATAATCAGTTGGCGAACAGCGCATTGATGCCGATACTTTTCAGAATAAGTTGAGCTGTCCTTTGATTTCATCATTTCCCCATTGGTCCGCCATAGCATCTGCAATTCCTTGAAAAGTTTTATTTCTCATTTTTTCTCTTTCTTCCGGTGGCAAACAACTGCTGTTGTAATACCATTGGCTCATTCTTTTTCCACTTTTAGCTACCCAAACATCACCTTTATCAACAATATTTGTTGGTTTTAGCAAAGGAAGCCCTCGAATCCAAAGACAAGTTGCTTTGGTGGCCCTGTGACCATATTCCCAAGGATTAATAATTTGATCAGGTTTTCTCCATAAATTGCTCATAATTCCTATTGGATTTTCTATTGCATATTTAGGAATATTGCAATTAGCCAATGCCATAAAAAAATCAATGCCTTGCTGTTGCCGACCATCAGCTTGTTTTTTAGCAAAATGCCTAGCTCCACTTACTGCAAGATGAGTGCAGGGAGGATGAGCAATCATTAAATCCCAGCCATCATTGATTATGTCCAACACATTTCCTTGGTAGTGAGGCCCAAGTACTTCAGTAGGCTCTAAATCGCAGCTCATGGCTTCATGCCCCCCCCCAATGAAGGCATCACGAACTGTTCCGCTAAATTCACAAGCAATAAGCACCTTCATGCCCTTTTCTTATCTCTAAAATCCAAGATAAATTTCTTCATCTCAAAATAGCTGTTAAATCGAGCTTTGGAAGGATCTCCACCACATTCGACCCTGTATGCCTCCTCAATCTGTTTATCGCTTCCTAGGGGCATTTCTGTGGCTTTCTGAGCTGTTTGGTGAATCCAAGTAGCATCGAATGACTTCCAGCCTTTAAAAATGATTGTTTCAAGTACTTGGTCTAGTGGCATCTTGGCTAATTCAGCTTCTTTGATAAGCCTTGCAAGAACTCTGTCTGTAACTGGGGCTTTGAGCCTTTTCCTGTAAACCAAAAAATCAGACCATAAATCATCACTAACTCCGACAGGAGTTGCGACTTTAAGAGCAGTAGTATTTATATGGTTCTTGGTTATTGGTTTATGGTTAGTGGTTAGGGTTTCTTGTGGGTTATTTTTAGAAACCGATTGGGTTATTTGTGGGTTATTGTCTAAGTCATTGATTTTCTTAGGTCTACCACCTAATTTTCCAACTTTTTGATTGATTTCAGCTTTGTGATGATACTTTTCAATCTCATCATCGCATCGCGAATGATGCCAACCATCAGCCTTTAAATCAAAAAATTCCTCAAGAACTAAGGCAAAGGTTTCTTTATGGTTAGCAAGTCTTAACCGCCTGATAACCGATTGGGTTTCTAGTGGAATAGGTCTTTCAGAGTCATAGTAGAAATTAATGAGCTTGAAATAAACCGCTTCTTCCTCAAGGCTTAAATGGCTGGTAGCCAAATGCCAATCAGAAATATTGAACTTGTAATAGTGCATTTCAGTCCTTCTTAAATAGGTCTGGTCTAAGCATTTCTCTGGTCAATCTAAGTTCTGAAAGCTCCTCAATTTGGCGCAAATACTTGAATGGAACATTTGTTGAGTTCCATAAATAGATGGTCTGAGGCTTGATACCAAGCTTTTCAGCCAGGTTTATCAAACTTCCAAACTCAATTTTTAACAAATCTGATGGGTTCATAAATTCTCCTTTTTCGCTATCATATACCTAAAATATGGGAAAATATACTTATTAGGGAATCTACCTATAAAAATAATTGAAAAAAACTTGAAAAAGTGCTTGACAGAGGATTTGCAAAAGAATAAATTCTATCTATGCAGTAAATTTTATTAACCAAGTGATGAAGGAATAGTGATGACAACAGAAACCAACAAAATTGATGAATTAGGTTACTTAATGGCTCAAATTGCTAATTTAGAAGCAAAAGCTGAATTGATTAAGAATGAAATTAAAAATCAAGGTGAAGGCTACTATGAAGGTAGTTTATTCAAAGCCTGTGTAACCCTTAGTCAGCGCAATACTGTAGACAACAAAGCAGTATTCAAGGCTTACAGCATCCCTGCTGAGTTTTTGGCTCAACATACCAAATCTACAGCAGTTATTACTCTCAAATTGACAGGAAGGGAATAATCATGAACAAGTTTTTTGAGGTAGTTGGAGTAATAGGTCTTGGTGTAGTTCTTGGATTGATGTTTGCTTATGCACTTTTAGGAGGGTTTTAACATGGGAATGAATAGAGCTGATGCTTACTATGAGCCAGAAGATGATGATATGGACTCTGATGAGCTGCAATATGAAGTCAATGAGCTTATGAAGGATGAATTTAACCCTTGTAAATGGGGTCCTTTCAATGAAGCTTTTTCTGGAGTACAAGACCCAGAAGTTATTAAGCAATTAGAAGAAATGCTTGAAAACAAAGATTTTGAAGCTTTAGGTCGCNNATTATGGTGTTTGTCTTATGAATACAATGAATACTATGCAACTCGCATGGTTACCGAACAATACTAAGGAGTAAGTGATGACTACAAAACCAGCAACAATCGACTACAAAGAAGATGCAATTTGGAATCGGTTTAATAAAGATGAAGCCCTGATTTCTCAGCTAATCATTCTTAAAAAGTATCTTGAAAATGAAGATTCCATCAAAGGTCATGCAGTATCAATGCTTGATGGATTGGTCGATAAATTGATTTGCGACCAGATTGATATGATTTCTGAAGCCAAAATCCCATATTAAGGAATAAGTGATGAAAACTTTTAATGAATTAAGACTTATCAATGTCAATGAGCATACAGAAAAGAAAGGTAAATTTACTTATCTTTCTTGGACCTGGGCAGTTGATACCCTACTTCAAAATGACCCATCTGCTACATGGACTTTTGGGGACCCTGTTTATTTTGCAGAGTCAGTTATGGTTTTTTGTACTGTAACTGCTATGGGTAAGTCTATGACCTGCCAGATGCCAGTTCTTAACAATATGAACAAAGCCATTCCAAACCCTAATGCAATGGATGTAAATACAGCCATGATGCGCTGCTTAGTTAAGACCATAAGTCTATTTGGTATTGGCCTTTATATCTATGCTGGTGAAGATTTGCCTGATGAAGAAGAAGTAGACCTGTCCAAAGCAGCTAAAGAATGGGTTGAAGTTATCAAAGAATCCAAGTCTTTAGATTTATTAAAAGAAGCTTATACCCAGGCTTATGGGGATTTAAAAAAAGATAAGGTAGCAGTTGAGCTTATATCTAAAGCCAAAGACTATCAAAAAAGTGTTTTAATAGGGGTGCAATCATGAACCCAAAACAAATAGTAGAGCTTTTAATTTCATTAAGAGCAGAAAAGAAAAGACATGATTCTGAAAGCAAAAGAATAATGAATGAAATTAGAGAATTGGCTGTAAGTCTTGGTTTGCCACAAGAAGATTTGCCAAAAGTTCATTTATTGGATTTTTTTGATGGTTATTTAATTGGTAAAGGTCATATTCAAAGTTTTAGAAAGGTTGAAGATGAATCCCATTAAATCTGAGTTTTGGTACATACTTCAGCGAGAAATAGCTGCCAGGAAAGCAAAATAATGGACACACTATTTTTATTCTTTTTATTAAGTGGAATGGCTTTTTGGGTTTTTATTGGTTTAATTATTTTTAAGATATTGATGGAGCTATGACTACATTTACTACAGAAGACAGAGTTGCAGTAGAACAAGGCAGCCCAGAGTGGTTTCAGATGCGATTGGGTAAGGTTACAGCTTCTAGAGTAGCCGACATATTGGCTAAGACTAAAACAGGGCCATCCGCTTCAAGGCAGAATTACCTTATTGAATTAGCCATACAGCGCACTACAGGCATCATTCAAGAATCTTACTCCAACTCTGCTATGGAATGGGGTACTCAAACCGAACCACAAGCGAGGGTAGCTTATGAAATCACTACAAATAATTTTGTCGATAAAGTCGCTTTCATTGACCATCCTAGTATTAAGTGGTTTGGCTGTAGCCCTGATGGGTTTGTTTCTGATAGGGGTCTTTTGGAGATTAAGTGTCCTAATAGCGCAACTCATTGGGAATATTTCAAAAGTAAAAAACCGCCTCAAAAATATTTTATTCAGATGCAAGCACAAATAGCTGTGACTAATAAAGATTGGTGCGACTTTGTATCTTTTGACCCCAGGATGCCTGACCGCAGCCAGTTGCTAATTGTTCGAGTTGATAGGGATGAAGCTTTTATTGCTGAAATGGAAGCTGAGATTAAGAAGTTTTTAGATGAAGTAGAAGTTGAAGTAAATTTAATGAAAGGGATGTAAATGGCTATTAAATGGTATGTAAAAGCTCCAGTTTCCGAATATACAGCTCAGGATGGAACCTCTAAAAAAAGGTATCAAACTGTCGGTATTGTTACTGAAACCAAAAAAGGGGACTTAATGTTAAAGTTAGAAATGATTCCTCTTTTAGGTCTTAAAGAAGGCTCATTTTGGGCTTATTTAAATGTCCCAGAAGATAAAGCTGAAGGTCAAAAACCAACAGCAAATTTAACTGACATGGAATCTGATATTCCCTTCTAAGGAGTCATCATGAATGAACATATATGGACCGCCTCTGGTACAGATATTACAATTCGGTGGAAGATTGCTGGTTGGATTCCACCTTCAGAAATTCAAGGCTATAGGGATAAATGGCGATACTATCAAAATTTGCCTTTGCGCCAATTAGATGATGAAGCTAAAGAACAATATGAACAGGTCTTGCGAAAGGCCAAAGTTTTAAGGATAAAGTGATGAAAACAGTAACCAATGAACCAATTATTATTAATAAAGCTTTTTATGAAATAACTGTTGAGTTAGTGGATGGCTCCAATGATTGTAATGGTGGTAGAAAAAAAGTTTATATGCAAGTAATAGAACCTCATATTTCCACTTTAAGAAACATAATCAAAGCTGCAAACCATATTATTGA